GGCCCCCCCCCCCCCCCCCCCCCGCACTTTTGGGGCTGTTTTGGGTTTAGCCGTTTTCTGCGCCACGCTGAATCCCTCCGTCCTCCGGGATGTAGGTTTCCCCCTGCTCTGCGGCAAGGGCCTTGTTCAGCAGCGTGGAACACGCCCGCGCGAGGGACAGTCGGTGCATCCACGCCCAATCGTTCAGCGTGTTGTAGATGTCCTTCTGCATTCTCACAGAAAAGCACTGGTAATCCGCGCCGCGTTCCTGCCGCTCTTGTACTGCCATGCTCTCACCTCCTTAAAATTTGCACTTTTCCTCTTTCTTTTGCGGTTCGTTTGTGGTATAGTGGTTATGCGGTTATGTGGTGTACATCAAGCAAGGACGCTCTTTCTCGATTGCGTCTATGCTCGTTTGCTCTTTTATAATACCGCTTCACTTGTGGTTTGTCAAGCCCTTTTGATGAATTTTCAAGAGAATAGGTGGGCGTTTCCTATTGTGAGGCTTTGGGGTTCGCTTTTCTGCTGATAGTGCGGCGTAAACCGTCAGTCGTTCGTGGGTGCGTCCGTCATCTCTTGTGCGGCTTTTCAAGAGCAAATGATGCAAAATCTAAACCGATATGGAGGTGTTCCAAGTGACAATAAACGAACGGGTATTCCGGCTTTTGGATGAAAGCCACCGAACGCAAAAAGAATTTTCGACTTTTATTGGGGCAGGAGAACGCGGGGTAGGAAATTGGCGGACACGCGGCTCTGATCCCCCTGCGAAGTTGATTCCAAAAATCGCCGAATTCTTCAGCGTGTCTATGGAATGGCTGTTGACCGGGGAGGAACACCCTCGTGATTCCTTCGTGAATAACGGCTCTGTCTCCGGGAATCTGGGACCGCATACGGGGACGATCATCGTTCGCAACGGCGGGGAAAAGCTGCTCTCCGAGGAATGCGCCGAGTTGGTGCGGGTGTATGAATCGCTGGATGTCCGGCAGCGTATCCAGCTGTTGAAAGCCGCTTTCGAGATTGCTGACGGCTCTGAATCTGAAAAATCCGAGTAGGAGGTATGTCTATGTGTGTGTCTGAATCTGTGTCGCGGTCTGTCCGGGTCCGCGGCTCTTGCGCCGATTGGCTGCCGCTGGTGCGGGATTGCCTTGCTGACCGGGGCTTCCGTGGCATCGCTGTGGATGCCGCCAGCGGCTCTGTGACGGCTGACAGCGGCGTTCCTGGGCGCGGGGGCGGTATCTGTGTCCGGCTGTCCCCGGCTTCGTCCTGCGGGAACACGGACGTGCTGGTGTCCGCTACGGCCAGCCTGGGGCTGGAATTGATGAAGGGAGGGGAAATCAATGGTAGGTCTGTTTAGCTTCCTGCTGGTTGCGTCCGGCGTTGCCCTGGTGGTTGCTCTTGTCCTGCTGGCGGTCAGGGCGGTCAAAAAGAAACCAAAGAAGCCTGTTGCTATCGCCGCCGCCGTTTGCGCTGCCGTCCTTCTTGTTTCCTTCGTTGGTGTGGGCGTGACGTATAATCCAACGCCGGAGCAAATCGCCGAACGGGAGCGGATTGCGGCGGAGAAAGCTGCGGCAAAGGAAGCCGAGGAACGGGCCGCCGCCGAGGAAGCCGCCCGGAGGGAAGCGGAAAAAGCGGCGCAGTCAGAATCCCCTGCGTCTGCGCCATCCGAAACTCCAGCGAAGCCGGAAACCTCCGCTCCTGCTGAATCGGAGAAACCTGTGCAATCTGTTCCCCCTGCGCCGTCTGCTGCGGACACGCCGCCTGCGTCATCCGATCCCGAAAGCGGGGATGCTGATTCGGAGGAGGATTTTGTTACCGCTCATAAATCCGACATCATTGCGGCATCAAAACTGACCTTGGATAATTATGTCAGCGGTTATAAAATTCCTCTTGCTCCCCAGCTTTGGACGGTGGCAAAGTTCGATGATGTTGGTGCAGTAGCGGCTATGGTTGATGCTACGAAGGAATCGACAAAGGCTTCTGCTACCGTTATCGTGGTTCTCACTCCAATCATGGAAGGGGAGAAAATGACCGGGGCAACGCCGCATTATATTTCCGTGGGCGATGTTGTCTATGGGGATGATGGCTATTGCGATTCGGTTTTCTCTATCTTGGAGGAAGCCTTTGGTGGTCAGAATTGAAGCGCGCGGCTTTGTACATCCGTGTGTCCACGCTGGAACAGGCGCAGGAGGGCTACTCCATCGGGGCGCAGAAGGAACGGCTCATGGCGTACTGCAAGGCGCACGATTGGGCTGTGGCTGATTTCTACATTGACGGCGGTTATTCCGGCTCGAATCTCGACCGTCCGGGCATCCAGAAGCTGATTGCCGAGGTGGATTCCTTCGACCTGGTGCTGGTTCTGAAACTCGACCGTCTGTCTCGTTCCCAGCGTGACACCCTGCATCTCATTGAGGAAGTGTTTCTGCCGGCCGGCGTGGACTTTGTTTCGATGTCTGAATCCTTCGACACCTCCACGCCTTTCGGCCGGGCGATGATCGGCATCCTCTCCGTCTTTGCCCAGCTGGAACGGGAGCAGATCAAAGAGCGGACGTTCATGGGGCGGCTGGAACGGGCAAAGGAGGGGCTTTATCACGGCGGGGTAAATTTCCCCATCGGCTATGACTACGATTCCTCCGGGCGGCTCTGCGTCAACGAATACGAAGCCGCACAGGTGCGCAAAATCTACGCCTGGTATCTGGAGGGGACTTCCCCGGAGAAAATCGCCGAGCGTCTGCGCTCCGAGGGATTCACGAATCGGTACGGGTCCTGGAACGAAATCTCCGGGCGCGCCAGCGTCCTGCGGATTCTTTCCTCGGATGTGTATCTGGGAACCCTGCGCTTTGCCGGGGTGGTTGTCGAACACGCCCATGACGCTATCATCGACCAAGAGACCTTTGAAAAAGCCACCGCCCTGCGGATGAAGCGCAGGGAAGTGTTCGGGGATTCTCCCTATCAGTCAAAATATCTGCTTGTCGGTCTTTGCTGGTGCGCCCGGTGCGGGGCGCGGTATGCCGTCAAGCACAATTACGGCGGGTACAAATATTACGTTTGCTATTCCCGCGCAAGGACGGTGAAAAGAATGATAAAAGCGGATCACTGCGACAACAAAAACTGGCCGCTGGATGAGTTGGATTCTATCGTGGAGTGCGAAGTCTCCCGGCTGCTTTTTGAACCGGGCTACTATGAATCCCTGCGGAAACGGAAAGCCGCCGAGGTCAAGGAACAGCCACGCGGGGACGGCGATGTGTTTCGGGATAAAATCGCGGGGCTGGAAAAGCAAATCGACCGCATGATGGATTTGTATCAGGACGAAAAAATCCCGGTTGATGTCCTGTCTGCCCGTATCGACAAACTGCATCGGGAGAAGGTTGCGCTGGAGGAACAGCTGGCGGCGGTCGAGCCGCCGAAGCCGAAACGGGACTATAACGAGGATGCCTTTGCCGGGTTGCTGGCTGATTTTTCCACGGTCTGGAATTCTGCGGGTCTGGAGGACAGGCGGCAGATCATCTCTGCGCTCATCCGCAAAATCACCCTTGATGGGGAATCCGTGAACATTGAATGGGCGTTTCTGGATTGACAAAAGCCCTGCCGTTTGGCAGGGCTTTGTTGCGCTTTCGGTTGTGTCTGGTTATCCGGCACGGCTCTCTTTGGCATACTGGATTCGGCTCTCTGCCACCAGCGCAATGCTGCCGGCCGCCGTGGGAATCACTGCCGCTGTTCCCTCTTTGTCGCTGTCCTGCGTCTTGCAGTCGCAGATTTCGCCGGGATCAAGATTGCTGCCGCAAAATGGGCAAACCCTGTAATAAGGCATTGCTTTATCCCTCCTTCCTGCGCCCTACCGCTTGTAGGTCGCTCTCCTGGTCTCTTTCCCGTCCTTGACTTCCACCTCGATAGTCACGGGCATCCCTGTTTTGTCCTGCGTCACGGGGAGGAATCTTGCCCGGACGATGGTCAGCCCCTGCTTGTGCAGCCTTTCGCATTTCTCGCATAGGGCTTTGTCCTTGTACTCCGTCCCGCAAACCTCGCAGATGTAATGCTCTACTTTTCGCATCCTGTTTCCTCCGTCAATTTGTCCAGTTCGCCGGAAAGCACCAGGGCTGTCGCTTCTATGGCGATGCTCATCAGCGTCATGTCCAGTTGCTCCCACGGTATGTCTTTTTTCGCTGTGGCTCTCTGCCCTGCGGTCTTTTGCGTGGTCATCTTGATTAAGTCGTAGACGTACTCTTTCAAGGCTGGGATGTTCGCCTGTTGTCCTTTGTCCATCAGGAATTTCCACATGGTGTCTTTGATGGCGTTAGCCGGGTTCGTGTCCATCCTGTCCTGCTTCCCCCCATTCGTCTGAAATCCTCTGCAGTGCGCCGATGAACGCCCGTAGGGATTCTTTCCGGCAGAACCGCATCTCTGCGATGACGCTCTGGATTTCCCCTGCGGCTACATCCTCGCCGCTGTGCCGTTCTGCTCCGTCTTTCAATCGGCAAATCAGAACCGTCACGCCGCTGTCGTTTTTGACCGCCACGATACACTTGTCCGATCTGCCCTCTCCCAAATGCCCGATGATTATCGGGTAGTTTCGGTTGCTCATGCGTTCTCCCCCCTTATGCGATAACCGCTGCCGGTTCCGTGTAGGCTTTGGCACAGTCCGTTCCAGCCCAGCGTTCCTCCGAATACCAAAAAGCGCAGTTGACGATGCCCTTGTGCCTGTCCGGGTATTCGGCTCTGAATCTCTCCACGGCGGCTTTCTCGCTCTCTGCCAGCACGATGATGTATGTGTTCTGAAAGGGGAATCCGGGGTCACTGCCAAAGGTGAAATAAAACCTGCTGTGCGGCTTCCCGGTCTTGAGTTCCATGTACCGGGCGAGGATTGCGGTTTCCATTGCCGTGTTCCCGTTGTTCTGTCCCTCGTAATCCTCGAAGCAAAGGTCGAAATACGGACACCCGTTGTCCCTGCCCTGCGTCTTGTCAACGTAGCACTTCGGATTCTTTTCGCACATGGTGTTAATCTCCGGCATGATGTCTTTGTAGGTCATTTTTGCGCCCTCCTGTCGTACCCGTGCGGGAGGTTCAGTTCGTCCAGCAGCCGCTTGTCATCGTCCGTGAGCGTCCCTGCGTCAATCCTGCGCCGGATGGCTTCTACCATCCCCTCCCAGCGGCGCATGAGCGTGTCGTGCCTATCCTGCATATCGGTATAGGCGATCAGGGTTTTCCTGCATTCCTGCCACGCCGCTGCGATGGGGAAGTGTTCATGGTCTACCATTTTGTTCTGCGGGTGCGGGATCACGCTGTCCAGCGTGTTGATTGCTTCTTGCAGTGTCATACCGTTTTCCTCTCTTTCTTGCGCTGCTGGTAGGCTTCGATTTCGTCATCGCAGTAACGCCCACCGCATCCGTACAGCTTCAGCAGCGTGGTCTCTGCGTCCTGCAGAGCCGCCTTGATGCTCTCAATTTGCAGGACGGCTTCCTGCGCCGTCCGCTCATCCAGCGTCCGGGGCAGCTTGTCGAGGATGTCGCAAGCATTCCGCACTGCGGCATCCTCTGTCTGCGCCAGCTTGCGCTCGTTCCTCATCTGAATCAAGGTTTCCACGATTTCAACGATTCTCATTGTGCCGTCCTTTCTCCCCGTCCCGCCGATGGGTCAGCGTTCGCTTTCGGTTGGTGTTCTATTTCCCCCGGTTTGCCATCATGCTCTGCACATAGGCTGCGACTGCTTCCTTTGTCCCGCAATCCGGGCAGATGGCTGTTTTGTTGTCCTTGCGGGACAGGGCGGGAGTGCCTGTGTAAATCCCGCCGCACTCTGGACACCGCCGCTTTTGCGCGGCTTCCTTGCCGAAGTAGGTTTCTTCGATGATGTCCTGCAGGGCTTCCCGCACCATCGTGTCTGCGCTCTCGTACCGCTCCAGCGCATCCTCGTTACGGCTGGCGTTGATGATGCGGAGCATCGTTACCTTGTCATCCCGGCTGTAGTTGCTTGCGTGAATCGCCTGTGAAACATCGTAGCAAGCGTAGCCCCTTGCGATGCGGAGGTTCTTTTCCTGCGTCTCTTGCGTTCTCATGCTTTGCTCTCCTTTCGGTTGCCCTCGTAACCTCCGGGGCGGGTCGTTGTTCAATTACCACTTTTTGAGGATGAACGCTATCTTCATGCCGCACCGGACTGTCTCCGTCCGAGTGCCGTGACTATCAATTAACCGCAGGGTACTGATGATTTTCTCGAAGTGATTTTCATCATCCTCGTACCGTTTGCCGCTGCTCAGGAAGAAGCGGTAATCCTTGCGGAAATCAGCATAGCTGGTGTAGGTTCTCGTCTCTCCGCTTTTTGTGGCTGTTACCTCGACCGTGATGTCAGCCCCCTGTGTCTCGCCGACCTGTTCAACAATCCAGATGTTGATGGTGCGGTCTCCGTCTTTGAGGTTGATCTCCAGTCGATTGCTGAGGTCGCAGATGTAGTTGTAATATTCGACCGTGCTGCGGTAGACGGGGTATCCTGCCCGTTCGCTGCTCATGGTGTCCTTTTGGAAGTCTCCGGGAAAGATGGTGTTTGCCATCGTCCACGCCGCCAGTGCGCTTGAAACCTCGATCCTGCTTCCCGTGGTCATCTCAGGCCACCTCCTTTGCGCTCTCCACCCACATTGTGTTGTTCGCGTGTCCGAGGTAGAGGATGTACTCTCGTTCGTCCTCATCTTGGGTGTCAACCACCGCGGCGTACTCGTAGTTGATGGCGGTTACCTCGTAGTCCAGTTCTTCCAGTTCCTCGACCATCTCGTTCTGCCGCGTCCAGAATTTGCCCTCCACGTTCATCATGACCTTTTCGATTGCTGTCATTTCTGCTTCCTCGCTTTCGGTTTTTTAGACAACTTGTAATGTCGGTTAA